AACATATCTAAAGTATCAATACACACAAGCAGATTACGATAGAATAAACGCCAATACTAGTGAAATCGCCACAAAAAATTCAGTCACTACAACATGGCAAGAAGGTAATGGATTTATAGTAGTTCCCGATAGTATTATTTCCGTTATTAATATTTTCCCATTTTCAAGTAAAGGTACTTTGAATTTATTTGATGTAAGGTATCAATTAAGATTAAATGACCTTTATGATTTTTCTTCAACTTCCATAGTTAACTATGATGTCGTTATGAGGCATTTAGATTTTTTAGACCATATACTTGTAGGTGAAAAACCTTTAAGATATAATCAAAATGATAATAGACTATACATTGATATGGATTGGAAAAATGATTTACAGGTTGGTGAGTTTCTAGTTATAGAGTGTTATAGAAAATTAGATCCATCAGTCTATACAGATGTTTTTAACGATATGATGTTAAAGAGATATGTCACAGCGTTATTCAAAAAACAATGGGGCGCAAACTTATCAAAGTTTAATGGTGTTGCTATGTTAGGTGGTACAACACTAAATGGTCAACAAATATTTTCAGAAGCATTAACCGATATTGAAAGACTTGAAAAAGAAATTAGAGATTCGTTTGAAATGTCACAACCGTTAATGATAGGTTAAATGATATGGCAGTTAATCACTACTTCCAGGGTGGTAAAGGTATCGGCAATCAATCTGAAAAAAGATTATACGAAGATTTAATCATTGAAGGATTAAAAATCTTTGGACAAGATTGTTATTATCTTCCAAGAACATTAGTTAATAGAGATTTAATTTTAGGAGAGGATTCTCTTTCTAAATTTGATGACTCATATCTATTAGAAATGTATATGGAAACAACTGAAGGTTTTGCTGGCGAACAAGAGATAATAAGTAAGTTTGGTTTAGAGATTAGAGAAGATACTACATTTATGCTTTCTAAACGAAGATGGAAAAACACAGTTGATAATACAGCAACTATTATTCAAGGAAGACCAAACGAAGGTGATATAATTTATATGCCTTTGATGAATAGTTTTTTTGAAATACAATTTGTTGAAGACCAAGAGCCATTCTTTCAATTAGGTCAACTACCAGTTTACAAATTAAAATGTACTCGTTGGGAATATAGTTCAGAAAGACTAGACACTGGTGTTTCAGATATAGATAGTGCTGAAACCAAATATTCATTAGATCAATTACAATATCAAGTATCATTAGAAACAGCTACTACTGCAGGTGATACAGATGCTGGCTCAGGAGCTTTAAGACTAGAAGTAGATGGTACCAATGGTTCAGCTAATTATGTTATAAATGAAGAATATAATGTACAAACACAATCACCGTATGCTGATAATTTAGATTTAGATAGTGCGGCAGGATTTGATACAGCATCAGCGGCTGATGATATAATAGATTTTACAGAATCAAACCCATTTGGAGATATAGGAATATAATATGTTTGGAACTTGGTTTTATAACGAAAGTATGAGAAAGATGACCATTGCATTTGGTCAACTTTTTAATAAGATAGAAATTAAACGATCAGATGCATCTGGTAATGTAGTTCAGGCTATAAAAGTTCCTTTAGCATATGCTCCAAAAGAAAAATTTTTAGTAAGATTGGATCAACAACCTGATTTAGAAAATAGAGAATTTGCTATTACTTTACCTCGTATGAGTTTTGAGATTTCAGCTATACAATATGATGCTAGTAGAAAGTTAACTAGAGTACAAAAGTTTAGACGAGTAAAGACAGGAACTGATGGTAAAATATTAAATTTCAACTATACACCTGTACCTTACAATATATCATATAATTTAAATGTATTTACAGCAACTGCTGAATCAGGATTACAAATTGTAGAACAAATATTACCATTTTTTCAACCTGATTATACTGTCACTATAAATGCAATTCCTGGATTAGATATTAAGAGAGATGTTCCTATTGTTTTAAATAGTGTTAATTATGATGATAGTTATAGTGGAGATTTTACAACAAGAAGAGCTGTTATATACACTCTACAATTTACAGCAAAAACATATCTATTTGGTCCAGCATCAACTCAAAAAGTTATTAAAACTGTACAATCAGATGTTTACACAGACACAGATATAGCTAATAAGGCAGTAGAACAGAGAATAGTTATTACTCCTAATCCAACAAGCGCTGACGCTGATGATGATTTTGGATTTACTACAACAATTACTGACTTTGATAATGGTGGTTCTAGTTAACAACTAAATAGTTTTTTATATTATGGAAAATTTTATATATACATTTCAAATACAAGATACTTCTGTCTGTGATGATTTAATAGAGTATCATAAAAAAAATACAGAATTTAAAGATTTTGGATATTCCGGTGCAGGTCCACATGGAGCTAAAATAGATAATTCTGTAAAAGAATCAGTTGATGTTTTTGTTCAACCTTATTCAAAACACCCCACTATAAAAAAATACTTTGAAGAAGAAATAAAAAAAGGTGTACTAGATTATAAACAAAAATATGAGTTTTGCGATATGCCTTTTCAAATAAAAGAACCTATGAATATTCAATACTATCCTCCTGGAGGTGGTTTTAAACAGTGGCATTATGAAAGAAACTCTTATGTACATGATGAATTGAGTAGAGTTTTGGTTTATATGACATATCTAAATGATGTTGATAATGCTGGAACTGAATGGTTATATCAAAATTTTAAAACTGAAGCAAAAAAAGGTTTAAGTGTAATATGGCCAGCAGAGTGGACACATACTCACAAAGGTATTGTATCAGAATCACAAGAAAAATATATTGCTACAGGTTGGTTAAACATGACGCTTAGAATGGAAACAAGGTAGTGAAAGAAAATATAAAATTATTTGCTAAAGTTTCTACTACCTTATTCACTTCTATATTAAATGATGAGCAGATGAACAATAGTATAGTAGAACAAATAGATTTACAAGGTGATAGGCAAAAATATAGAACAAATGTTAAAGCACAAATGACAGATTGGAATATGATTGATAAACCTGGATTTAATTCTTTAGTAAATATTATTTGTAATAGTGTAAAAGAAATTTCTATGACAAAATATAATATACCCTTTAATCCTATTATTAATGACATATGGGGTATAAACTATAAAAAAAATGATACTACTTTGGAGCACGATCATTGGCCATCTACATTTTCATGTGTGTATTATATTAACCCACCGAAAAATTGTCCTAGTTTAATTTTTTCAGAATTGGATTTTCAATTAAAACCTAAACATGGATTATTAGTTATTTTTGAAGGTTGGCTTAAACACTATGTACCAAAAGTAGATTTTGAAGGAAGTAGATATACTGTATCCTGTAATGTAGGGTATCATAAATAATAGTATGACAAAATTAGAAGATAAAGTAAATGAAATTTTAGGCATTGATTCAAAACCAGAAGCTGAAAATCACATTGTTAAACAAGAAATTAAACCACCTGTTCCTCGTAAAGAAGATGTTAAAAAACCAGATGTGGATAATGACTACAAGTATAGTAGAGAGAATTATTATAATCTTATTGAAAGAGGACAAGAAGCAATTGAAGGAATACTAGATGTTGCTAGAGAAGGACAACACCCTAGAGCCTATGAAGTCGCCGGCGCTTTAATTAAGAATGTTGCTGATACAGTTGATAAACTACAAGACTTACAAAAGAAACTAAAAGATTTAAAAGAATTACCAAAGACAGCAAATGCTCAAATCAAAAACGCTTTGTTTGTTGGTTCAACAGCTGATTTACAAAAGATGTTAACTAAAAAAGATGAAACTACTAAAAGCAAAAACATCACACCACAAAAAGACGACACTAAAGATAAGTGATTTAACTTACATAAAGTATTATGAAGAACATAATGTTAAATTAAATCAAGGTGTTGATATAATTAAAGATATTATGAAATATCCAATAGAAGTTTTTAAACATCAAATAAGTAAGACACAACGATATGGTGCTGGTGGCAATCTATACAAAGAAAAACTATATAGTGTAGTAAAAGGAAATCAAAGAGTGACACAAGCTGTAAAACTTGGTTATACTCACATAGAGGCAATTATTAATGACTGATGCTTATTTGGGTAATCCCAATCTTAAAAAAATTAACACACCTGAAGAATTTACAAAAGATCAAATTATAGAATATCAGAAGTGTGCTGGAGATCCAATTTACTTTATGGAAAACTATGTTCGTATTGTATCACTTGATGAAGGTCTTGTCCCTTTTAAGATGTATGACTTTCAAAAAAAGATTGTGCAGACTATACACGATAACAGATTTACAATTTGTAAACTACCTAGACAGTCAGGTAAATCAACTACAACTGTTTCTTATCTTTTACATTACGCTTTATTTAATCCTAATTCTAATATCGCTTTACTTGCTAACAAATCATCTACTGCGAGAGATATATTAAGTAGATTACAATTAGCATATGAAAATTTACCTAAGTGGATGCAACAAGGTGTAATCAATTGGAACAAAGGTAATATTGAATTAGAAAACAAATCAACCATAGTTGCTGCTGCTACATCTTCAAGTGCTATTCGGGGAGGTTCATATAATATAATATTCCTTGATGAGTTTGCTTTCGTACCAGCAAATATTGCTGAGCAATTCTTTAGTTCAGTTTATCCTACAATTTCATCTGGACAAAAAACAAAAATGATTATCGTATCTACACCGATGGGTATGAACCAATTTTATAAACTGTGGACTGACGCAGAGAACAAACAAAATGACTATGTTCCAATTGAAGTACATTGGTCAGAAGTTCCTGGTAGAGATGAAGCGTGGAAAGAGGCAACAATAAGAAATACAAGTCCTGAGCAGTTTCAACAAGAGTTTGAGTGTGACTTTTTAGGTTCAGTTGACACTTTAATATCGGCTTACAAAATTAAGAATACACCTTATATACCAGCGTTAGAATCTAAAAATGGATTACAAATGTTTGAACGACCTAAGAAAGATGGTTTGTATGTATGTACAGTTGATGTAGCCAGAGGCTCTGGAAGAGATTATTCAGCATTTACTATCATAGATGTTGGACAAGTTCCATATAAAATAGTAGCGACTTATAAAAATAATGAAGTCAAACCTTATATATTTCCTAACATTATTGAACAAGCATGTAAAGGATATAACGAGGCACATATACTTGTAGAGGTCAATGACTTAGGTCAACAAATTTCAGATGCCTTACATTATGAGTTAGAATATCCTAATGTTTTGATGACTACTCAAAAGGGTAGAGCGGGTCAAATACTTGGAGCTATGTTTTCTGGTCGTGGTACATCATTAGGAGTTCGTATGACAAAACAGATAAAAAAGGTGGGTTGTGCGAATTTTAAGACGCTTGTAGAGGGTGATAAACTGATTGTCAATGATTTTAACATCATAGAAGAAATGTCTACCTTTTCTCGTAAAGGATCCTCATGGCAGGCAGATGAGGGACAACATGATGATTTAGTTATGTGTTTAATTATATTTGGTTGGTTATCTAATCAACCGTACTTTAAAGAATTGTCAAACTCTAATATCCGTAATCAAATGTATATAGAACAACAAAATTTAATTGAACAAGATATGGCACCTTTTGGGTTTGTAGATAACGGAGTTGATTCAGTTGAAGGTGAGGAAACTATTGACGAATATGGTACTCGCTGGTATCCTGTCGTAAGAAAGGGTCAATAACCGTAGATTCAGGTTATTATAAATATCTACAACTGAAAATATTTAAATATGGGCGTAAGAAAACTTACGAGTTTTGAAAAATAACATTATAATTAGCTAATTACAAAGAGGAGAAATAACCTATGGCATTTCAAGTATCACCAGGTGTTCTCGTACAAGAAAAAGACCTAACAAGAATTATTCCAGCAGTATCAACATCAATTGGTGCTATTGCCGGTGAGTTTAGACAAGGTCCTGTTGAGGAGATTATTTCAATTTCTTCTGAACAAGAATTAGTAGAAACTTTTGGAAAACCTGACTCAAATAACTTTGAGCACTTTTTCAGCGCTTCTAACTTTTTACAATACTCTAATGCTTTAAGAGTAGTACGAGCTACCCAAACATCATTAACTAATGCGACTGCTAGTGGATCTAGTTTGTTGATTAAAAATGATGAAGATTATAATACAAACTACAGTACTGGTCAAGGATCAGTAGGTACATTTGCAAGTAGAACAGCAGGTCTTTGGGGAAACAACATATTAGTTGCAACCTGTCCATCTGCTACAGCTTACGAATCTATATCTGCTTCATTAGTAAATGAAGACTCAACTGCTGTTGCAGTTGGAGACACTACTATTGGTGTTGATGACGATTCAGCATTTAATGTAGGAGACATTATCTCATTTTCAACTTCTGCTAACACAGAAGACTTTGACGATGGAGATGAATATAGAATAACAGCAATTGCTTCAGAACAATTAACAATCGTTCAACACCCTAGAGGTGCTGGAGGATTAAAAAGAGCAGTAGTTGATAACTCAAAAATAAAAAGAAAATGGAGATATTACGATCAAGTTGATGGCGCTCCTGGAACTTCACCATATGTATCTGAAAGATCAGGTTCAGGTGATGAAATCCATGTAGTGGTAGTTGATGAAGATGGTGGTATTTCTGGTACACCAGGAACTGTTTTAGAAACTTATTCAAAACTTTCTAAAGCATCGGACGCTAAATCTCCTCAAGGAGACACTAATTACTATCCAACAGTAATATTCAATAAATCAAATTACATTTATTGGATGGACCACAACACTGCTGGAACTAATTGGGGCAATGCCGCATCTGGTACAACATACACAGCTGTTAACACTCCAACATCAGAAGCTTTATCTGGTGGTGCGAATGGTAGTGCAGCAACTGACGCTCAAAAGAAAACGGCGGCAGAGTTGTTCCAAGACGCAGAAACAGTAGATGTAGGTTTAATCATCGCTGGTCCTGCAAGTGCAACTCACATTGATAACTTAATCACAATCGCAGAAAACAGAAAAGACTCTGTAGTATTTGCTTCACCAGAAAGAGCTGATGTAGTAGGTATCACAAACTCAAACACACAGAAGAACAATGTAATTTCATTCTTTAATGCAGTTAGATCATCTTCTTATATCGTATTTGATAGTGGATACAAATATACATACGACAGATATAATGATGTTTACCGTTATGTTCCCTTAAATGGTGACATTGCTGGTTTATCAGCGAGAACTGATTTGGTTGCAGACTCATGGTTTTCACCTGCTGGATTAAACAGAGGTATTATCAGAGGCGCAGTTAAATTAGCGTTTAACCCTACTAAAGCTCAAAGAGATGAGTTATACCCAGCAAGAGTTAACCCAGTAGCAACTTTCCCAGGTCAGGGAACTGTACTATTTGGTGACAAAACTGGACTATCTTCTCCAAGTGCTTTTGATAGAATAAATGTAAGAAGATTGTTTATTGTTTTAGAGAAGGCAATATCAACTGCTTCTAAATTCCAACTCTTTGAGTTCAATGATGAATTTACTAGAGCTAACTTTAGAAACATTGTAGAACCTTTCCTAAGAGAAGTACAAGGCAGAAGAGGTATCACAGACTTTTTAGTAGTATGTGATGAAACTAACAACACAGGCGAAGTAATTGATAGAAATGAATTTATTGCTGAGATATTCATTAAACCAGCAAGAAGTATCAACTTTATCACATTATCTTTCGTTGCAACTCGTACTGGCGTTTCGTTTGACGAAGTGGCTGGTGGGTAAGTTTAGAAAAGGAGAAATATAAACAATGCCAAATATAAATGACTTCAAAGCTAAACTTGCAGGCGGTGGCGCAAGAGCCAATCAGTTTAAGGTGACAATGCCTTTTCCTGGTTATGCCCAAGTTGGTGGAGAAATAGAAGAACTAGCGTTTTTATGTAGAGCAACATCTATTCCATCTATGGAAATAGCAAACATTCCTGTAAGTTTTAGAGGAAGAGCTGTTAAAATAGCTGGAGACAGAACAATCCCTAGTTGGTCAGTCACAGCATATAACGATACTAACTTTAAGTTAAGAAATGCCTTTGAAAGATGGCAAAACGGTATCAATAATATGACTGATAATGAAGGATTAACAAATCCTGTTGACTATCAAGTAGATGCGTTCCTAGATCACCTAGATAGAAACGGTAATACTGTTAAATCATATACTTTAAGAGGTTGTTATCCGACTACAATCGGTGCAATTGCTTTAGACTATGATGAACAAACTACAATAGAACAATTTGAAGTGACGTTAGAGTATCAATACTTTGAAACTAACACCACTACATAACAAATTAATAGTTAAGAGGGGGAACAAAACCCCCCTCTTAAAACTATTATAAGTAGTAGTAATATATTATAGGAGATTATCATGGCTGAATTATTCGGCTTTAGTATTACAAAGCTAAAAAAAGTTAACGATCCAAAACAAAGTTTTACTTCTCATCAAGCAGATGACGGTACACAAACTGTCAATGCTGGAGGACACTTTGGTTCATATATGGATATGGAAGGTACTGCCAAAACAGAGCAGGACCTAATCAGAAGATATAGAGAAATTGCTATCCACCCTGAGTGTGATATGGCAATTGAAGATATTATAAATGAAGCTATTGTTGCGAATGAATTGAAAGACGCAGTAAGAATAAATGTACAAGACTTACCATATGGAAAAGATGTACGAAGAAAAATAGAAGACGAATTTGTTGAAATTTTAAGATTATTAAATTTTAACACAAGAGGACATGACATATTCAGAAGATGGTATGTTGATGGAAGACTATACTATCAAAAAATTATTGATAGAGAAAGTCCTAAAAGAGGTATTACCGAATTAAAGTATATAGACCCTCGTAAGATTAAAAAAATTAGAGAGATCAGAAAGAAAAGACCTGATAATCCACTGCCTTCACAATTAGCAAATAATTTATCTATCATTGATGAATTTGTTGAATATTATTTGTTTAATGAAAGAGGTTTGTCTGGTACAACTGGTACCGGTGGTATTAAAATAGCACCAGATACAATTGCATTCTGTCCATCAGGTTTGGTTGATCAGAATAAACAAATGGTATTGTCTTACTTACAAAAAGCAATTAAACCAGTAAATCAATTAAGAATGATTGAAGATGCAGTTGTAATTTATAGAATTGCTAGAGCACCTGAAAGAAGAATATTTAAAATTGATGTAGGTAATTTACCAAAAGTAAAAGCGGAACAATACCTAAGAGATGTTATGGCAAGATACAGAAACAAACTTGTTTATGACGCAAACACAGGTGAGATTAAAGATGATAGAAACTATATGTCTATGTTGGAAGATTTTTGGCTACCAAGTAGAGAAGGTGGTAGAGGTACTGAGATAACAACATTACCTGGTGGACAAAACTTAGGTGAGATGGCAGATGTAGAATATTTTAGAGCAAAACTATATCGTTCTCTTAATGTTCCTGTGAGTAGATTGGAGGCTTCCCAAGGTTTTAATATTGGAAGAGCTTCAGAAATTACAAGAGATGAATTAAAGTTTACTAAATTTGTTCAAAGATTAAGAAAGAAATTTACTGAACTTTTCAATGATATTTTAAGAACACAGTTAGTTTTAAAAGGTATAATCGCTGAACAAGATTGGGTGAATGTAAGAGATTCAGTACAATATGATTTCTTACAAGATGGACATTTTGCTGAATTAAAACAAACTGAATTGTTAAGAGAAAGATTAGCATTGGCAAATGAAATGAGAGAATACATTGGTAAATTCTTTTCAGTTGAGTATATTAGAAAAAATGTATTAAAACAAAACCAAAGAGAAATAGAAACAATGGATAAACAAATTGTAAAAGAAATTAAAGATGGTATTATCCAGGACCCTACGGTTCAAGTTAACAACAACAATGATGAGGTAATTTAAAATGAGTGATGAAGTAAAACAATTTATAGATCAAATAGCAAACGGCGACAACGCTGGAGCTGGTGATGCATTTAAAGATGCATTAAGAGCTAAAGTAGGAAGTTCTTTAGACAATCATAGAAAAGAAATCGCAAGTAGTTTGTTTAATGGAATAGAAGCAGAAGCACACAGTGACCCTAAACCAGAAGTAGCTGATGTAGGAACATTCAACCAAGATGGTTCCGTATCAACTGGAAAAGATGGTCAAGCAGAAATAGATTTATCACAAGATGGTACAGCAGATACCATGGTAGGAGTAGATGTCAATGCAGGTGAGCAGAATAGT